GCACCATCAGCATCAATCAAAGTAAATGTAGTTCTGCCTTCCAGATTTCCTTTGTTGGTGAACGCACCATCAAAAGCACCATTTAGATAAAGTTGCTTTGCTCTAATCTCAGATGTATCAAATGTGTCTAGACCAATAGAACCAACACCGCGCTCAAGTTTGAGTTGCTCGGTTTTGATGACAGTGGTAGTAACTTGCTTTCTTGTGCTAACAACTGTAATTTTATTTTTGTTTGGATCCCAAAGTTGAACAATACTTGTATTGACTGTTTTAGAATTAGGAGACATCTTGACAGATGTATCCGACTCAATCAAAATTTCACCAAACAGTTGGAAACCTGCAGGGTGGGTTGTCTTCTTAATTAAGTCTCTCCAAACATTAATTGGTGTGTTAGACTTAACAACATAAGAATAATCTTGATAATAATACGAGTCGGTGATTCTTTGGTTGGAAGAACCAACTACACCTTGGTCGTCTTGGAACGATCCAATGTTGTCAAAATATGTTTTAATAAAAGGTTTAAATTTAGTATACGCAATGGACTCCAGTATAGCTGTGTTACGTCTAGAAATGCCTAAAATTTCGGTTTTCTCACGGAACAATCCCTGGACATCTTTAACGATCAAAATGTTAGATCCTTGACGCCAAGATACAACTTTTGCTCTTGCAGTTTCTACACCATTGTCTCTTTGAACAACTGTCTCGCCAATGCCAAATGCATTTGTATTGAAATTAGAAACTCTAAAAATGTAATTTGATCTGATTGTAGAACTCAGAGTCTGATCATTATGGTAAGATCCACCGTTGTTGATAATTCTGACATTTCTAGGAACACCAATGTCTTCACTAGAAAGATAAATTTCTAAATCAGTTTCTACAATTTTAATTCTAGGTGCAGAGGTATAACCAGAACCACCATGAACGATGGTGATACCAGTAACTCTACCATTGTCTAATACAACATCTAGTATAGCGTTGCCACTAACAACTGCTTTTGGTTTGGAGTAGTTCTGTCCGTTGTAACTTACAGAAACACCTGTAATAGAACCGCCAGTAACTTCTGCAGTTGCTTGTGCTCTATATGTTACTGTTGGTAGAACACCAGATACGATTGGCAGTCTTCTATACTCACCACCAGTGTTGATGACATCTACCGAGTTGATCTCTCCGATAGAGAACCTAGACATCGATGTATATCTGATGTCACCTGTTCCATCATGAGATGCTGCAACACCAGTTCCATAGACAATAGATCTATTTGTAATGTACAATGCAGACTTTGGACCCTGAAGTGGATCTGCTACTAGATTTAGATATCCAGTTTCAGATGTTGCAATATTGTTCTTATCGAAATAGTAATACTTAGAATAACGAAGTGCTTGAGTCTGAGTATATGCATTTTGTGAAATTCTAGAACCAAATCCAAGTTTTAGATCTACGATTGAACCAGAATCAATTTTTTCTGGTGTTACAATATTATATGTGATACTTGGAGAGATATCAAATGCTTTTCCATTCATCGATGGATGAGATACATCAAAAGCATACTTGTAGAAGTTTTTGATATCAATAATTGGATTTCTAGTGAATACTACATTATCAGTGGAGAATTCAAATACAATAGTTGGATTTGCAACTTCTAATACTTTGACAAGTTTTTGATCAACACTTTGATCGAAGAATACTGTGCTGAGTGAAACTGCATTAATAGTATCTAATGTTTGATCATAACCAAACACAACCTCAGCTTCTTGAGTTGTTGGATTGTATTCTTCAATGATAGGATCATTAGCATCTGTGCCAATTTGGAATCCAACTGGAAGATTGAACCCAGGACCATATTGTACAGCAGATGCACCATCAAAATGATCTATTGCAGTCGTTCCTTGCTGTCCTCTAAGGACAGTCAGTACATTCACTGACTTATTGACAACCTTGAGAATTTCACTGCCAATCTTGATAAAGTCGTTATCAGTAAATCCATTAGCATCTGCTACATTCAGTTTAGTCTCACTAGACGCAAATCCAGCATGATCGACTGAAATCTGAAGTTTTGCTGTCGTAGTATCTGTCTTGCCAAGAGCAGTGTCTCCAATTGTAAGCAAATCAAACTTCTGATATCCAGAACCTTTTTCTGTTATGACAACAGATGTAACACTACCAGAAGCAGATACAGTAATTGATGCCTTAGCGTCGGATCCTTGTCCACCTAGCAAAGCAATGTCATTATATGTTCCCTGAGTATAATCTTCACCACCATTGAGAATATCGATTCTTCCGATTCCACTATCGCTGAGAACCGTTGCAGGAACTGGGATGTCAAACTTAATTTTTTGATAGATTCTGCTTCTTACATAATATGTTGATGTTGTTAGAGAATCATCTGGGTTGACTGCGACATCAATCATGTCACCAACACCCACACCATGGTCAGCGTCTGTCTTCAGGATAGCAACATTGTTGTTAATATTGAAAATGATCAGATCTTCACTGAGAGATGAGATAGAGAACAGTTCAGCACCTGTAGTGTCTAGCAGATTAGAACTTCTGATAAAATATCCATCAATTGTGCTGAATGCGCCAGATAGAAGTTTTACCTTAACACTGTTCTTAGAAGTTGTTGCTTCTAGGACTTCACCTTCAGCAATTACAGAGGTTAGACCGTCAGTCAGGAACAGAGTAGCACCAAGAGAGTACGATGCATCTTGATCAAGAATCAAGTTTAGTACAGTTGTACTAGAAGACAGTGTATCACCATTAGAGAATGTGCCAGATACATTTCTCAGTGCAAACTTGGTTCCAGAGAACACATCTCCAACCAACTCACCAGTAGCACCAGTGACATCTTGAGTGATAGTGTCGCCGTCGAACAAATATGCTGTTGTAGACAGATCAATCAATAATGCCTTAGTATCTTGAGATTCAATGGAAAGAACATTCTGTCCTTTTACAGAAGATACCTCTGCTGTTGCAGCAGAACCACCAGTTGATTGATTGTCAATGACAACTTCGGAACCAACGCTGAATGTTCTGGTACTGCGTACCGTGGTTGCACCACTGACTACACCTCTAGTGATTTCATCAATAACAGCAATAGAAAGATCTCCATTATTATCGATATCTGCTGTTCTTAGTCTAGTTGCAGTCTTGGGAATATCAGCGTGCGTTAAAACTTGCTCGTAGTTAGAATCTCTAGGGGAACCGTAGTAGTTGTCACCTAGGATATATGGGAATGCAGGATCACCATTGGAATCAACAGTGATAAAATACGCATATGTACCGTTTGGATAGTCTGGAGTGATGCAGAACCTACCGTTGTTCTGATCTAGACTTCCACTCTTATGAACATAGGTATAATCTTCAAAGAAGGTTCCCAGAGGATATGCAGATACAAGAGGTCCATTAGGTCTGGTGATATTTCTAGTATAACTAGATGTCATTCTAACAATAGCACCAGAAGGATCTAGTGGATTGCTATGACCATATGCTCCATAGATTGGATAACCATCATATGCAAATCCCAAAATAGTGGAGTGATTAGTGCCAGTGTCACCAGATCTTAGTTCTGTTGGAGATGCATAATAAGCATATCCATATCCCTTGGAGATATCTTTGTTTTGGATTCTATATCCATTATTGGAGTCTAAATCAGACTCATACTTTTTAAATCTGTTATATGTCCAAGATCTTACTGTAGACTGAGCAACAGCACCAGATCCAACAGCAATTACATCAATACGGATGTTTTCAATAGAATATCCACTACCAGTGTTGACCTGAACAAAATCAACCAGTTGACCAGCAGGAGAAACAACTGCTGTGTATTCAGCGAATCTTCCTTTACCTGCTAGATCTAAGATTCTGATAACAGGTGGGGAAGAGTAGAACTCACCTGGATTGCTAACTACCAGACTTGTAATTCTACCGTTAGTAATAATAGGTGTAACTTCAGCGTTTCTTCCAGAAACAATCTCTACATCTGGATTTGTGTTGTAGTTACCAGGAGTGTCAATAACAATAGACTCAACTACCTGACCTGCCATTTTTGCTCTAGCAAGTCCTGATACACCGTCAACTAGAACAAATGGTTCTCTAGCATATCCAGAACCTCTGTTCAGAACAGTGATCTGCTGTAGCGGACCATTGTAAATCTTTTCCGTGTCTTTCGCACTCAATGCGACTATACCATTGAGGAAGACACCAACATCTCTGTTATTTGTCTTGTAAATCTCAGTAGTCACATTTGAGACTTTTGGCAAGATTTTGAGTTGTCTCTGATCTTGCGTTGCAATACCTAGGTTAAATGGGTGTCCTGGGAAACCAGACGATGCAATATAATAGTCCGTATCATCCTCAAAGATTGCGGAGACTTCAGCATTCAAGTCTGGATATCCACTAACCTTAGAGTTTGACAACTGCCATCTTAGATTGTTTTGGGAATCTACAATCTTTGAATCAGTGGTTACAAATCCTGGTTTAGAAATTTCTACTTTCTCACCAGCAACTGCGTATGGTTGACCATCTTCTACATCTGCAGAATACAGAACACCCAAGATTAAGATAGAATCAGAACCAACGGTTACTTCTGCTGTATCGTATACAAGGTCACCTGCAGTGTAAGTAGCACTTCCAGATCTGTCCTTGATCGTGAATTGGTTAACATTCTTCTCTTCAAAAGTAAATACTTCATTGCTAATGTAAAACTTACCAGTCTCACCCCAACCTAAGGTTGAGAATACATTGACTACAGTTGCGTTTGTTGGGATGTCTTCTGTTAGTTTTGTCTTTGATGAGATTGCAAAACTGCCATTGACAGTCTCTTCAGCAAGAATGAACTCATAGAGGTCAATACCATCAAATGTTCCTGTAAACAAAACATTGTCAATGGTTGCAGAAGCATAGTTGCCTTCTACATTTTGTACAATAGTCTTACCAATAAAAGACTCTGGATTGCCAGAAAGAACTTTTACTTTGAGTGAATAGTTATTGACCCAGGTAGATTCCGAAGACTTTAAAGTGTAGTCTCTAGGATACAGTACACTTGGTTCTGTTGCGTTAGGAATCAGACAGGTAAACAGAAACTTGATAGAGTTGCTGGTTCCCTTAGACCTGTAGAAGTCTGTAATATTCTTAATTAGTGTTCTTTCGTCTACATCACTATTCAAGAAAGAGACTGGAAAGTCTGGCAGATACTGCGCTTCAAAACTTTTTACCAGTGCAAACAGGAATAGGTTGCTGATGTTGACGACAGTAGATCCATTGGGATGATCTGCTGCTTGTGTTGTGACGAATGTAGACTCGCTGTACAGATCGCCAAGCGTAGTGTTACCACTAACGCCTCTACTTACTTCTAAAAACTTTGTATTTGTTCTAGACTTGTAAAAACAAATCTCATCATTTACAGAAAGGTATCCACTCTCTGGGAACGCAGTTGCATCAACAACAGTAATCTCTGTGTCGGTGTCTTGTGCAAACTCAGCAAGTTTCGTCTCTTGCTTTAGGATGCCTTTCTCATAAAAATCAATATTGCGATATGCAGCAATGTTTGTTGCAATATCTAGAGGTTGCCCTTGAATTTCAAGCTGCTCATAATACTTCTGTATAAACTTACTAAAAAGTTCATACTCATCGCTGATAAAAGATGGAAGCTGACTCTCTACTAGTAGAGAGATTTTATTAGCAGTCTTAGGCATCTACTACTCTTTATATGCAACGAATTTACTCTTAGCTACATCCACATCCAAATATGCTTCTCTGAGAACAGAGATATCATTGGACGCTGGTTTTACACGCAACTCAATGCGATTGTCAGAAAAACTACCCTGAATAATTGTCAAATCGTATAGTTTGATTTCACCTTTAGCGTAATCAATATCACCTAGAGAATCGTTCAGGACGATTTTATCACCAGTTAGTGCATCTAGTCTATATAGGACAATTTTGCCATCCCTATCTTCCAAATACACAGTGTTTCTAGGATATTCAAGTGTAAGGAAACCTGTTGAAGTGACAATAGATGTGTCACACTCAGACTTGAATTCATTCTGATAACAAATCTCATAATATGAAGTAGAATTCAACTGTGCGTAAAAATCCTTTCTAAGTGTAACAGAAGTCAGGTTAGACTTGATCGCTCTGTCTGCATCATCGATTACACTAGTAAACTTGGAGAACCTAAACTTACCGTTGAACTTCTCTGTCTGAGATGTCTTTAGATACTCAGTGATACCACTAGCAACCTTGCTGGCAACATCTCTAGCAAGTAGATTTGTCTGTGTACCATCGTAATAGATCTTACTGTCTAGTTCGACATGTAGGATTGATGGGTTGACTACTACAGGTCTGACAGAACCTACGGAATACTTCTTAAGTTCAGTCTCAATCTGTTTCTTTGTAAAATTCGACAGGAATGACGCATCCGATGGTTTGATTGCAATGAAGACTTTGCCATACTCGGGTGGAACCTGATTCTCTCCACCAAAGACAATGACATCACTGACAGCAGGATATACATTCCTAGCAATCACTTCATAGTCACTAGATGTAACTGCCCTGTTCTGCGATGCAAAGAACTTAGGTGCCATGTACTTGATCTTTTCGATCGTCTCAATATCCTCACCACCAGATGCCTTGCTGTTGGTAATAATATTGGTAACTGCAAATGGTAGAGCAGTAGGACCAGTCTGATCTTCAATGACACCACTGAAGGAGAATGTTTTTGCACCGTTTGCTGCTATACCAGATGTCTTGACATACATCAATTCAACAACTTCACCGTCCTCTAGTTTACGACCTAGAACACCATCACCAAAAACAACCTCATAACGCTCGTCCTCAATCTCACTGACAAAGTATCCCTTCGTTGTAGCACTGATAGATGGATCTAGGATGTTATCAACGCGCTGATATTCGTCGTTAACGCTTGTGTTGTTCGATTGATAGACCTTGACCTTAAGTGTGCTTAGATCAACGCTAGGATTGTCAATGAAGAACTTCTGAGAGGTCTGTGTGGTGTCTACAACCGTTCTTGTCTTGACATAGGTGCCTTCTACTACATCAACCTCACTAAACGATGCTACACCGTTGTTAACCTCGGATCTGGTGTCTTCCTGAACAACAAACTGATATACAGTGTCATCGTAGTTCGTGATGAACCCAGTACCTGCTTTTAGATACACAAACTCAGGTGGAGTTACTGCTGATCCAAAGTCAACATTGAAACTAAGTGCTGCCCTAGGAGAAGTGATTGACTTAGGAGTGTAACCGAGTTGCTTCGCAAGTGCTACTACATTGTCTCTCAAAGTAGCAGAGTCGATAAACAACTCATTCACCACCATGTTGGTGTTAAATGCTGTATAGTATGTGTTATACGCTAACACATCAAGTAGATTACTGAGTGCCGACCCTTCAAAGTCATAATCGGTAAATTCCGACTGTGCCCTCATGTACTCTCTGAGCGCAGTCTTAATTTGATCGAACTCTAAGTTGTTTAACTGAGTATAAGGCATTATCGTGTACGCTCTAAGAACAATTCTACTGCTAATGGTGCAATTTCAGTTCCTACAACCTCAAATGATAGACTTACTTCATAACCATTCTCATCAGAGTTTGGAGTTGTAGAGATATCAATAATATCAATCCTTGGTTCGTATCTTTCAAGTGTATCACGCACAGATGCATTGATTAGTGCTGCTGTTGCGGAATCTAATGGTTCAAACAAAAAGGAGCGCAATCCCGAACCCAATTCGGGTTGGAATAGACGCTCCCCAGGATCAGTTAGTAATAACGATACAATAGCTTGTTTAATTGCAGCCTGATCCTTAGTAACAACTAAATCGTCTGTTACTGGATGCTTCCTAAACCCAAGATTCAAATCCTTAAAGGATTGCTTTAGAGTCTTTGCCACAATATAAGTAGAAGTTTACTACTTATTTATTCACTCAGACCAGCGTTCTACAAAGTCATCAAACCCTCCAGCACCCCCACAGGGGCGCTCGGTGCGGTCCTCTGGCAAAGGATATAGTTCTTCCTTCCTTTTGTTTCGATTACGCTTTGTTGCCAGTTCCAAATACTTGTCAGCATCTGTCTCTGTAATTAAGGTCATCCCTTCATCAATGAAATTTTGACCTTTATCAACTGGTGAATTACCCATTGATTTTCCTCTATACAAAATACTTCGGAGATTTCGGCGTTCCGCGCTCTAGAGAACTATTTACCCTGACCACGATAACGCTTGCGTGCTTTGTTACGACTCGTAGACGCATACTTGGTATTCTGTCCACATCCTTGACGAGTCCTTTTCGGCTTTGCTTCAATAATCTTCTTACCACTCAGACCAACTTTTGCTCGTGCCATAGTTATGTTTTAGAACCGATAATGATTGTAGGATATACAGTCGCTCCTGTCAAGGGTCTAGGATTGGGTTCGCCCTCTGCGGCGCGAATCGCATCACCACTGACAGGAACTAACTTACCCTCAAAGTATACACCCCTTAACGCTGAATTGACAACCCCTTCGACTCCTAATCTAACCAAAGGTGGGGGTGGTGGAATCCTGCCCCATGTGCCTGGTGCAGGACTAGGAGGACTGTTAGGGTCTACAATGTTGATTGGGACACCTTCAGGACTCTCCTCGGTGGCACCTGTGCGTATTGTGAGCAAAGGTGTCGGGTAGTTCGTAGGACCTTGGATGGGTTGTGCTGCCCACACCAGATCGGGTTTGTCTGGTAGTCCAACAGATACACTGTCGATTGCAGCACCATCTACAATACCACCTGGAAAGACTGTCATTAATTTACATACTTACCCATAATATGTATCTTCTGATGTAACTGATCTAATGCCTCAGCCAGCGTCAGGTAGTTCTGGGAGCGGGGGGGTTTGTACATCAATTGGGGGGTTTCTAAACTCGCCACCCTCTTCTCCAAGGTCTCTAATCTCTCTGACAGCTGTTGGAGTAACTCGCTGCACTGTTGCATCGTCAATGGGTTTTCTTGAGTCATTATCTTGTCCTGTGAATCGTTGTGCTGCAGCTGCTTCAAATTGATCGCAGAATGCATCGAAGTTATTCAATATATTGTCGTATAGGTTGTCTCTGGTCATAGTCCCATGATTTTACCGAATGTTGAATGTTTTCCCCGACCTGGAAGGTCATTCAGTGGATCGTTGGCAGGATCTGCCTTGAACCTCAGATCCATTTCCAGTGTTTGGAATTTTTTCTCAAGGGCGTCAATACGCTCGTTGATCTTTCTGAGGGCGTATGTAATTTCGGAATCCATAATAAACTTTTTGGGGCGAATTTTTGCTGGGAAATTTTTTTGGGTTTCATGGTTTTAAAAAAACCATTTCAAAAATATTTATCGGTCGTCTGGATACTTTTGTAGGTTAGGAAGGACCCAAACTTTTCGCTCGGCGCACCGCATATACAATAAGGGGGGCAATTTAACTGCCCCCTGTATACTAACTGTCAGACGCTAACTGTTAGTTGCTTTGCTATTTGTTTGCCAACGAAGTCACGAACTTGATATGGGATAGTGATTTGCTTTGTGTGTGATGTATGTCGATAAATCATATGTTTGCTGCCTTTCCTTTGTAATACCCAACCCTGTGCCTTTGCTAGTTTTGTGAGTTGCTTTGATGTCATGATGTAGATGTAATGAATGTCACCACACATAGCGGCGGGGCATATGATAATTGACCCACTGTCCGATAGACCTATCACCTGCAATCAGCAGTGCTAGGATATCACGCTTGCGTGCTTTGAAAGTATACTCTGTGAGGCAACCTTTGAACCAACGCACAGCGACGCTGCCTGTGAGTGGGTTGACCTTGAGAGTCCACACAGAGGCGGATGCGTTGCAGTCGATGTTCAGCATGATGGGGTTGTGTGGTTGGTGGTATTATAGCATGGGGGGGCGACCCCTCAGAGGTCTGCCATCATCTCGTTCATCTCAGTTGCGTTGATGGCGGGGTCATCCCAACGCACGCCGTCGCCAGTCTCACCGATGAAGCGTCCAATCTGTCCCTCAGTCATGCAACGGATGAACTTATCCCATGGGGTCTCACCCTCAGCGTAGGTCACACATGCCTTTGCTGTGTTGTATAGGAATTCGTCGTTGCCGATCCAAAGGGAAGCGTTCCATGTCTCATAGTTTGCCCAACCGTTGTATGTGTCGGTCATGGTGGAAGCGGTCATGTGTTTGTGTGTGTTGTGTGTATTGTACAGGGTGAGGGGCGACCTGTCAACA